GTGTTTAGGTGGGTTTATCGTTTTTCAACAAGGGGGGGACTAAATCGGAATGACTTCACCATTTTTTCCAATGACATATCGTTTGTTTTTCTTCCGATGTTCTTCAGCGTGGCACTGGGTGCATAGAAGCTCAAGGTTATCGAAGGATAACGTTATGCTTGGGTCGTTCAGATTGTCTGGTGTGAGTCTGATTTTGTGGTGTACTTCATCACCCGGCACGATCAATCCTTTTCTTCTGCACCGCTCACAAAGTCCAAAGGCTTTCTGCTTGTAGGCTTCTCTGCACTTCCTCCATTGTGGTGAGTTGTAGAAGTCAGCTGCGAATGTACTCATTGTTCTCGACAGCCCCTCCGCTCTGTCAAGTTGTCCCACGTTCTCGGCATCTCTGGTTTCCCAATCCTGCCATGAACGTCACCTTTCATCCATCGCCAAGGAGGCGAAACGATGGCAAAGAAAAAGGAGCAAGGTTTCCCTCACTCCTTTTTGCATTATACACTTTACCACACACGGAATATGAAATTCTATGCTCTCTTTATGTGTGCGTAGGTATCCACTTGCGGCTCCTGCATCATCTCCCGGACACGCTTCTTGCGTTCCTCCTCCACGTCTGGATGCCACCCACAGTGACGGCAGTCATGCATGACAGGACACTCCACAGCCCCGGCAGGACGAAACGGACAGAAGCCAATGGCGATGCCCTTCTGCTCCAAGTGGTAGAACTCCATCTTTTTTCTCTTGTATGCGTCAGCCATTGATTATTTCCTCCATCTTCAGCAAAGCCCGTCCGTGGAGAGTGCAGACGTGTCTCCATGAGTAGTTTGTCTCCACTGCGATCCGTTCAAAGGTCATTCCCATCAGATAACGGAGCCGCAGTATCTCCCTGTACCTTCCGTCCGACAGCTGGGCAATGCCCTTGTTTATCTCCGTCTTGACCGCCACAAGCTCGTCAATGTTTCGGTCTATCTCCATCTCCAGTTCCACAACCCGGTCGAACTTGTGTGGGTCTTTTGTGGACTGTACTGCGTCCCCGGTGTAGGACTGGGTGATTTTCAGAACCCTGTCCCGGACTTCTTCCTTTTCCCGGAGAAGCTCGTTTATCTCCCGGTCAATGTTCCTTGCCCTGTTCAACCATTGCTTTGCGTTCGTTGTCTTCACCTCCGATTACTTCTTGTTTGCACTCCCGGCAGGAGTATCCGTCACCGATGTGTGGGCATTTCCGATGACAGCACCAATGGTCTTCGGCTTTAAGTGGTGGGTTAATCTCGGTCATTCCCGTCCCTCCACTTCTCATACATCACCCTTGCCACCATCGTGACGATAAACACAGCCACAAGAAACGCTATCATATAAGCCCCTCCACCAGTTTCCGAAGTTCTCCTGCCCTGTGCTTATTGATGCCAAGAAGCTCACAGGCAATCTGCCATTCGTTCTTCAGCCCCTTCCGGGCGTACCTTGTGACCTTCAGCCATTCGATGTCCTGTTCCCGGACGTTCAGCGGTCGGAGAGCGATGTCTTTCCCAAAGAGTAGGTCGAAGTCCCGGATGCCGTTTCTGTAGCGTTGCTGTGCCGTACTGTACGGGCATCCAAGCATCTCAGCCCATCCTCTAAGGCTGTGGCACTCTCCATCATGCACGATGCGGAACTGGCTCATTTCTTCCCCTCCGCATAGTCCAGATACGTCAGAGCCGTTTCCTTTTCTCTGGTCAGATACGCCCCGGCGAAGACGCACACAGCCAGAAGGAAGCCAGCTGCGGAGCAGAATAGCACGGGTCGGTGCATATAGTTGTTGTTCGCCACAGTCTGAAGGACGAGCTGGGCGATCTGTCCAGCTACGAACCACGCCAAATACTTGTAAGCTTTTTTCATTGTGAACACTCCCATTCTCTGTAAAGTTTTATCCAGTCTTCCAACGGCTGAACGACCACCCACTCGCAGTCATTCTTCCGATGCACCACGATAGGCATCTTGTCCCCGGCATCGCCCTTTGCTTGGCTCAGAGCGTCCCAGAGCCGAAACGCTTCCGTCCTCTTGACTTCGATGTGGATGCCGGGAAGCCCAACCACGTCCGGGCTGTCCTTGCCCCCGTGGAACTGCTGTCCCCGGTGAGCATCGTAACCATAAGAGCGGAGGAGCGAAGCGACCTCCCGTTCGCCCCTCTTGCCCTTGTCTCTTGAAGGTTTACCCATCAAGCTCCTCCTGTTCGTAATTGGTAAATAGACTTTGCTGTGCGGTGTGGGCGTTGAAGCGTTCTTCCTGCTTGTCAAAGTATTCTTTGCTGATTTCATATCCGATAAAGTTCCTGTTCAAGTCATATGCAGCAATTCTCGTTGTACCACTCCCCAAAAATGGGTCAAGAACGGTATCTCCATCGTTGCTCCATGATTTAATGTGGTCTTGTGCGAGTCTGACAGGGAATTGTGCGGGATGACCTGTCCTCTCTGTATTTGATACAACTGGTGGCATTTCCCAAATGTTATAGCGAATGCCATAATCGCCATATGTTTTTCCGTTGTTGCTCATTGATTTGGTTGTCCCGTCTGCGTTTCGTATCGTCCCGTGCTTTGTTTTCCCTGCAGAAATATTGGGTTTGTCTTTTAGCGGATTGAATGCTTTTGGCTTCCCTTTAGAGAAAACGAACATATACTCAAACACAGGGGCGTATCTCGTTTGGATTGCTCCGACACAAGAAAAACAGCCTTTGTCCCAAATCATTGTGTCGTGCAGATTAAAACCGCACTCCATAGCAAACAGGGCTTGCTTGAACGATGTTCCTGTTTCGCTCCCGTTTATGGTTTGGTCTGACACAATCCACACCACAACACCGCCATCTTTAGTTACACGGTATAACTCTTTGATAACCTCTTTCCAATCGAATTTGAAACCGTTGTATGTTCTGATGTTGTCATACGGCGGTGAAGTTACGGTCAAATCTATGGAGCAATCAGAAAGTGTTTTCATTCCGTCAAGACAATCCATGTTATAGGCTACGTTCATCTTTCCTCCTTTTGATACGTTCCATAGACGCTTCGACCCGTTTCCGCAGCCCTGCCCCCGGATCATCGTCCGAATTTTCCCCAGATAGATAGATAGGATTGTTATTCTCTTTCTCTATCTCTGTATCTGTATCTAACTCTTTCTCTTTCTCTATCTCTACGTTACCGATGCGTTTCATCGGCGTTACATCGGCGTTACATTGTAACGCTTTCTGTCTTGCCCGGAACTCTCGCACCCTTTGCGTGGATGACGTTTCCGACCCGGTGTTGGCAACGGAGAAGGGGAAGAAGAATGTCTTCTGGTCGTTTGTCTCAGCCAGACCGCAGGAGAGCAGATACATGAGCGTGACCCGGACATCGTCTGGCTCTTCGTCTATGTCGATTGCCAGCTCGTCCACGAAGTCCGTCCCAAGTCCCCGGTACTGGAGAACCCCGTCCGTCTTCATGGCTTTCAGCTGCATCTTCAGATAGATGATGACGTATGTGTCACCGCCAGCCATCTTCCGAAGCTTCTTGATGCGAAACGAACCGAAGAAGTCATCATATAGGCGAAGCCAGAAATAACGCTTTTCTTCAGCCATAGTCAGAACGGCAACGGGGTGTCATCGTCCATCTCGGAGAACTGACCACCCGGCTCAAGGTCTCTGGCGTTGGCAACCTTGGTCTTCCCGTCCGTAAACTGCATATTGCGGACAACGATCTGTTTGTCGTAGTGCTTCTTGCCGTCCTTGTCCTCCCAGTTGTTGTCGTGCAGTTCCCCGGCTACCAGAAGCCCACTCCCCTTGATGCAGTACTGGTCGACAAGCTCTGCGGTCTTCTTGAAGGCGATGCACTTGTGGAAGTCGGCGGTCTTCTCCCCGTTCTGAAAGTGGTCAACGGCAAGGGTGAAGGTTGCCACAGCCGTGTTCTCTTTCTTGGTGTAGCGGATTTCCGGGTCTTTCACCAATCTCCCGGACATAACCACGATGTTGATGCTCATTCAAAAGTCCTCCTTGTGATATACCAGCTCGGTTTCTTCCAAGTCTGGGTAATAGTGTTTTAGGTAATCCCAAAATGCGGATTTCATTTTACTTCGCTGTTCCCGTGTCCCGTGGTCATAAAGGTCGTGATGCGGTCTGCACAGGGTCAGCACGTTCTCCGGGATTCCCAAGCCCCCCTTGCTCCGGGGGATGTAGTGCGCTTCCGGGATGCCGGGATAACCAGACCAATGCTGTGTTAGCCGACACCAGACGCAACGCCCAGCGTCACGACACCAGACCTTGTCTTTGACCTCTTCCGGGATCGCAAGGGCTTTCGCCCGTTTACTTGACCGATAGTTGATTATCCTTCACCTCCGAAATCCAGATGCTGTCTAATATCCCAATGTCCAACATGGCTACCAATTCGGTGCCGTTGTACACGAAGATTAGGCTTTCTTCCCGTTCCATGTGGTCAGCCGGGAGATTGATGTAACCGCCCTTGAAGTTTGCTATGCACCGCTTCATGCGTTCCTCCATTCCCGGTCTATTTGCTCACGAAGCACGTCAATCTGCTTCTTATAAGCGTTCACGGCTTCCTTGGCGTTGTCATAGACCACTTGAGCGCAGTCACGTTCAAACTTCAGACGGGCAACGTCCTTGTCACCCCGTGCCACGTCCGGGATGAGGGTGGCAGGAAGACCACCCTCCCGTAGGAGCAGGATTTTTTCGGCAAGTCGGATGCGGTACTCCTGTTCTGCGTCCGCAGCTGCTCTGCCACGGCTCTTGCACTCCTTCAATGCTGTTTCCAGCATCTCTGACCTACGCCAGACTTCGGTAATTGGGTCAGCTACCATTCTGCACCTTCTTCTGACAGGCACGGCACAGCGGTCTTCCGAACCGCTTCACGGAGAAGTCATGCTCTGCGTCCGTGATCTGGGAGCCGCAGTCGGCACAAGTGGGCGTAAAGGAAACCTCTTTCCCCTTGGTCATGAACGACCCCTTGCGTTCAATGGGACTGTCCACGATCCGCTCCCCCTCGTCCAGTTCGTCAGCTGCGAACTGAGTGCCGAAGCCCAACATGGCAAGCGCACGACCGACCGCTTTCGTTTCGGCTTTCTCCAGATAATCGCCGAAGTCCTTGGCACTCTCAGAGCCATGCCCGGTGCTGATGACTTCGCCCTTCTCGTTGGTGATGGTTGCACGGAAAACAGCCCAGTTTTCGCCGTGTTCCAGAAGCTCGGTCTTGATGCCCCAAGAGGAGCCGCACCCGTTCTCCGGGTCACGAAACCAGACAAGTCTCCAAGCCACTTGCAAGTAGTCCTTGCCTTTGAGCTTCATCATGTGGTCATTGGGGTTAAACATCCCAGTCACCTCCGTTCCGTTCCGGGTCAAGACCGATGTCCCAGAACGCTTTTTCTCTGTCCTGCCGTTCCTCTTCGTTCAGCTTCTGGGCATCGTCCTTGTAGTAGCGGATGCAGGAAAAGGTGATGCCGTCATAGTCGAACATCCGTTCAACCCCGTCCTTCTGGACAAGCTCACGTTCGACCCATCCGAAGGGAAACAGCTTGTCAAAGGTGTCCCGTTTCAGCAGGACGCTTCCGTTGGCGATCCCGGAAACGTTCAGAACCCCTTCAGCCTTGTTCAGCTGTCGAACTTCTTGGCAAAGGGTTGCCAGCTGCCACACTTGAACCATGCTTGACCTCCTTAATTATTCGTGATATTCTCGGAGGAGAAGCCGGGTCGAACCGCTTCGTCCTCCTGCCGTCCTTCGGTCTTGCACACCGGGGACGGCTCTTTTTTGTACTCTGCCCAGCTTACCGACCCGTTGTGCCGGGTGATGGTCACGATGTTGTGACCCTTCCTCCGAAGGTCGGCGATCCGTGACGCTAACCGCATGATGCGGTACTCCTGCATGGCTTCCCATGCTGTGATAGAGCCGAACCGCTCCAGATGGTTTAAGACTTGCGTTTCCTGTGTCATGTGTACCTCCTAATCTTTTGTTATTCGGCTGTGCCGTTCGTTGAGTGGGGTCTTTTTCACTTTTCGGTGCTTTGGGGTATACTTACATATCCCCGTCATCGTCTTCGCTTGTAGTGCCGTTTAAATTCGATGCGTTGCCAAGTCCCTTCCGTGCCGGGTTATGACCGAAGCGGTAGGGGAATAGGGAACAGTCCGGGCAGACACACCGGGCAACCTCTGCGGAGTTGCCACACATACAGTCCAGACATTTCAAGCGGATTGCTTTGAGCGGTGTCATTTGTTCCTCCTGTCTACGCTGTTCCGATAGATGATCTGGTCTGCGATCAAGCCCATCAGCTTGTCGAACTTTCTCGCCTTGTCAAAGGCAACCAGCTCGGCGTGCCAGTCCAGATATTCACGGCAATAGTCGTGGCACGTTGCCTTTCTGTACGGGCAATTAAAGCAAGGACTGCTCTTCACTTTTCGTCACCTCCCATCCGTCCGCTTCCAGAGCGGTAATTAGTGCGTTGATGATGCTCATCTCAGTCCCTCCCGTGCGATGACCTCGTCCACAGTCAGACGCAGGACGTTCGCCAACGCCAGAGCGAAGGGAAGGGTCATCTTCTGCTGGCGTTTTCCTTGTTCCACAAGGCAGTAGCTTGCCGGGGAAATGCCAAGGGCTTCGGCTACCTCGCAGGACTTCAAACCAAGCTCCGTCCTGCGCTGTGCTAACCAGTAACGCTTCGTTGTGTTCACCTCCTAACCAAGTCGTAGTTGCATTGCATCTTCTGCTCGATGTAAATCCGGGTTTCCAGCGTTTCCTTGCTGAACTCGTCAAACGGCTTCGCCCCGGCTTTCATCTTCGTGAACCTCAGACCCTTGTCCGGGTTACCGCCACAAATCCATCCGTAATGATTGACCCAGATTTTCATATCAAGCACTCCCTTCAGCCCCTCGCACTTCTCCCCGGCAGACTTGGGACTGCCCGTTGGTGGTTTAGCTGTGCCGGGGATTAAGCTCCCCGGAATTTGTTGTAAATCACAGCCGCCATTGCGTTCTTCACGGCTTCGTATCTGTCGCTCTCAGTCATGAGCCTGTAAGCAGCCACACCGCACAGAAGGGCTTTGCGCTCCTGCTCGTTGAGCAGTTCAAGAGCAGCTTTGCGGTGTTCGTCATCCGCATCCAGATACGCTTTGCACATATCTTCAAACTTTTTGTATGCTTCGTAGTCGTTCATCTTCATGTCCTCCTTGGTTAATTTGTTAACCGCTTGGCTTATTTACAGTTATGATTATACACATGATTTACCCAAAGTAAATACTAAGTGACAAAAGTGTAATTATATGTAAATTCCGTAACTAATTATAACTAAGTATTTACAAGGCGTGAATTATAGTATATAGTGTGTACCGGGAGTGATGACCATGAACAACATTAAACTTGCAAGAATGAAAAAGGGGCTTTCGGTGAAGGAACTGGCTTCCGTCCTCGGTGTCTCTTCAAGTGCTGTTTCGCAATGGGAGAACGGGTCGAAGTCTCCCCGTGCCGACAAGCTGAAAGCGATCTCGGAAGCGTTGGGAGTGTCCACGGAGTATCTGCTCGGAGGAAACGAAAACGACCCCGTCCAGATTGACATGGACAGGGTCGACAAGGTGTTATTGAAAGAGCTTCAAGACATCACGCCATCGGAGCGTCAGAAGCTCCTTGCCTTTATTGCTGGGTTAAAAGCCAACAGAGCAGAATAATCTTCTCTTCGTCAGTAAGGGCTTCAAGGATTTCTTTCGCTTCTTTCTCGGTCAAGAGAACCACCTCCATGCTTGAATGATACCGCCATTATAGACCTATAAAACGGTCTTTCTTGTCGAAATTCGCCTATTGAGATAAAAAGAGGGTGATTAATTTGCGAGTGGCTTTGTACGCTCGTGTTTAGGTCAGTACCGAAGAACAAGCCTTGCACGGGCTGTCTATAGATGCCCAGCTGTCTGCCCTCCGGGATGCGTACCCCAACGGGGAGGAATATGTCGATTTAGGGATTTCTGCCCGGAAGCCCATCTTGAAGCGTCCAGAGCTTCAGCGTCTCCTCCGGGACGTGGAGAAGGGTCAGATTGACCTTGTAGTGTTCTGCCGTCTTGACAGATGGACGAGAAACATCCGGGAGTATTACAAGGCACAGGACGTTCTGGACGCTCACAACGTGCCGTGGAGGGCTTTACAAGAGGACTATGAAACCCAGACCGCAGCTGGTCGGTTGAAAGTCAATATCATGCTTGCCGTAGCGCAGGACGAAGCAGACCGCACCTCCGAACGCATCAAGGCAGTCTTTGAGGACAAAAGACGGAAGGGGCTTGTGCCGACCGGGTCAGTTCCCCTTGGCGTGATGCTGGAGAACGGAAAGTATGCCCCGTCCGAAGAAGCAGACCGGGCAAGGGAGCTTTTCCAGACGTTCCTGCTCACCAGATCGGTGACGGAGACAGCCAAGCGAATCGGCTGGTCTGGGAACGGAGTCCGCTACGCCCTCAGAAACCGCTTGTATGCCGATTTGGGCATCGTTGATGCACAGACATGGGAAACCGCTCAAAACGTCCTACAGAGCCGTTCACAGCGTCATGCACGGACTGACAGGGTATATTTGTTTTCCGGGTTGATATTCTGCCCGGAATGCGGCTCCCGGATGACGTGCGTCCGGGTGAGCGGTCATACATATTACAGATGTCCCCGGCACTATGACGGGAACTGCCCCGGATGCCATGTCAGTGAGTTGAAGCTGGAGCGGTATCTTCTGGATCACCTCCTCAAGGGAGTGGATGACTTGAACCTCAGACTTAAGAAGAAGCGCAAGAAGACAGTTGACGTGGCACAGCTGCGGAAGCGGATGGACAAGTTGACCGACCTTTACATGAACGACCTCATCAGCCGTGAGAAGTACGCCGATGAATACAAAAGTATTCAGACCGCCATTGAGGAAGCCGAACGGGAGCAGAAGCCAGTTGACCGGGCAGAGATAAAAGACGCTCTGAGTGGCTACAAACTGCTCACAGCCAACGGCAAGCGTATCTTCTGGCAGACGCTGTTGAAGTCCATCACACCAACCGAAGAGGGCTTCGATTTTGCCCTAAATTATACATAAAGTAATATGACTGATGTAATCTTGCCTTTTGTATAAATTGGCATAAATTGAAAAACGTGATTTAGGGAACGTTTTAAGGGGGTAAAAGTGTGGTTTATTCCCCATTTCTGCCCCTTTATCGAATTTGGGGAAAGTGATTACACGTTTACACTCATACGCTAAAGAAATCGTGTTTTATTCCTCAGACGTATATTTACCCTCTGAAAACAAAACGCTCTCACAACGCATTCTGGTGCGTCTGGTGGCAAATAAAAAAAGACCCCTCCCGGATAATGGGAAGGGTCTTTCTTACTCATGTTTTAGCTCGTCTATTCGTTTGTGGGCTTGCTTTGTGGACTCTTCGACAGCGGTCAGACGGGTGATGAACTCAATGTTGGTCTTCCGCTGTTCCTTCTGCTCGGACTTGATCTCGTCCACCCCGGCTTTGATGTAGCCAAGGTCTGACAGGACTGTTCCGCTCTCTCTGCCCTGTTGGGTGTCATCCTGCTTCTTGTTTCGGAACAAGGTCACGATACCGAAGACCACCCCGGCGATACCGCCAACGATCGCCACGATTGCTCCCGTACTCACTTCACATCGTCACCACCATTTCTTTTGTGTGTGCGCTCAAGCGGATGGACTGCATTGCAAAAGACGTGGGTTGTAGCATCTTCTGCATGGCATAGTCTCCGTACTCAAGCCATGACGTGGCAACCACCACTTTGAAGGGTCTGACGCTGACAAGGTTGTTTCGTGGGTCTACAACGATTTTCCCCGGCTGGGAGATCATCGGCTTATGGGAGTGTCCGACCACCAAGCAATCGACCCCGTCCAGAGCGTAGCCCATGCGTTGATTTTTGTTCAGCACCCCACCCGGCAAAGCCCCACCGCCAGAGCCATGCGTCACACAGAAGACGTAAGACGGACGCTCATAGTGCGATGTGCGGTTGCCGTTTTCTCTGTACTGTTCACCCATCTGGATTTTGAGGAAAACCATGTTGGGACGATACAACTGCTCCAAATCCAGCTTTGCCATGATATCGTAAATCGGTGCGTCATCAACGTCCCGGTTTCGGCGTTCGTGATTGCCGTCTGTCCCACAGAGTATTTGGTCACGGACGGGTTCAAGTATTTTCGCCATCTCCCGTTTCTGCGCTGCCGGGGACATGGTTGCCCGGAATACGTTGGTCACGCTGTTCCTTGTGCCGTTGTCGATAAGGTCACCGCCAAGGATGAGAAACACGTTGGGCTTTCCTTTGATGCTGTCAATCCATTCGATAAACTGTTGCTCCCGGCACTCCCGTGACCCAAGATGGACATCAAAGGTGGGAAAAATAGTAGCGTCATCTTTCCCGGGGATTTGTCGCACGATCATTTCAAAATCTGGTAGCATTATCTTGCATCCTCCAGAAGTTTGTCAACCACTTCGCCGATGGTCATGTGGTTGCCACTTGCCATGATGTTCAAAAGCGTGAATGTCTCTTCGTCCACAGTGATCGTCAGCGTTTTCTTCTTGGTCATGCCGGGGATTATCAACTCCTGCCCCGGATAGATCATGGAGTCCGTCAAGTGGTTGGCGGTCATGATTAAGATATAGTCCGACCCGTTGCCCAAGAAGCGTTCAGCAATGCCCCAGAGCGTGTCACCCTTTTGGACAATGTAAGTACCTCCATCAGACGGGGAAGGCTGTGGTGTGGGCGTAGGCTCTTCCTTAACGTATCTGAGTGCAAAGTCCCACGGAAAATTGAAATAGTTTGCAATGCATATCTCTTTCCCTGTCTGGTCACCCGGCTGTCCTCCTGTCGCTCCTCCGTGTTCGTTGCCCGTGGCGTGGACAATCTGCCCGTTGCCGACATACATTGCAGTATGGTTCTGCTCCTGCAAAAGAACATCCCCCGGCTGAAGGTTCGCACCCGTCCGAAGGTCAACATTGACAGGAATCGCAAAGCCGTTCCGAAGCATTTCCGACCGCATATTCCCCGTGTAGGTGCAAGTCAGAGGAACGCCAGCTTTCTTGTAAGCAGTAATCACAAGGGAGGAACAGTCATAGTCCGGGTTGCCCCATCTGCTCCCTTGGTCATACCCGTGTGTATCGTCCCGTGCCACGTCCAGCATGAACTGCACGGCTTTTTCTGGGATAGTCATAAGAATACCCTCCTAAAAAGAAAAGCCCCCAGAACGCTTCTGAGGGCTTTGTAGTCACTTGCCGTTGTACTGGGCGGTGCTGATGCAGAGAATAGCACCCAAGAACGTGCAGATGACTGTGATGGTTGCCGGGATTTCGGCACTGTACGGAAGCTGCCAAATCTGGCTAAGTCCCGTGTACAAAGCACCGATAGCCGGGAGAACGATGATTGTCAGATACTTGAGAATGTCATACGCTCTATTGCTCAAAGGTTTCATGGGTTACTCCTTTCGCCACCCGGAAGGATAAGCCTCCGGGGAATAAACGTTTCCGTCTATCAGACTTTCATAAATGGGGTCGCTTGCTCCGGGGTAATGCACCCGGTCACCAATGTTATATGCATCATGTGATCCCGTGGGCTGTGACCAGATGGGAACATCGTCCGGGGCAAGACCGATTGCCGTCCACAGAGCCAGGGTTTTGTCTGGTGTCCAATCATCCTGTGAAGTGTGGGCTTGCACACAGCGGTAAAGCTGGGGGTCACCGACCTCGTTCGTGCCGTAGGTCACCATCGTTCCGACAGCGTAAGCAGTCCCGGATGCCCACGCAGGATATACTGTGGCAATCTCCATAGCTTCATCGTCCGTCAATGTCTGGGCAAACATCTGGAGAGCCTTGCGAAGCTGTTCGGCACATTGCAGTTTGTTCATTCGGTCACCCCCAAAAGAGCGTCAAGGATTTCATCTGCTGTCGGTTCTGGCGTTGGCGGTTCTGGACTGGGAAGAGGGTCATAGACATACTCCCCGTCAACAAAGAGATAGTCCGAAACGTCCCCATCCGGGAGCGTGTCCACCCTCGGAAGGTCTGCCGGGGTGCTGGGGAAAACAACGCAAGCGGAGAGGATGCGGTTGTCTTCGTTCAGATTGAGAGCGTACATCACTGCACCCCCTTGATGCCGTAGATTGCAAGCGGGATGCAGTCACCAGCTGATGCCCCTTGCTTGTCAGAACGTTGGTCGAAATGATATCCTGTTTCAAAAGCGAGTGATGTGTTTGACGAATATGCAAATCTTCGCCCACGTGCCGTAACGTAAGACCCATCGAATGCAACCACCGAGAGCGCACCATCGTGTCCGCGCCTAACAAAGGATGTGTCTTCATGCAAATCGGTTGCCGTCACAGAGTGTACAACGGCAATAAAATCAAACGCACTCATGTCTGCAACAGTAACTGTCTGTGCCGCAAAATTGCTTGTCGGGCTTGCGTTCGTCCACAAAAGCGTCCACTTGCTCATTGCCCCCGCTTCGGAGATGTCAGCCCATTCATCCGCATAATCGGTAGCGGAGGACTTCATGAGTATCTGTCCTGCCGTACCACCAGTGGGAACGGCAGAAACGTTACCCGTCTGCCCGTTGACAGACTGGACGGGAGCCGCAGAAGAAGCCCCGGAAGCATCCACAAATCCGCTGTTGTTCGTCAAGTCGGACGTTTTGGTGGGGATAAAGGTATCGTCCGGGAGCGCACCCACATCGTCTGCATCAAGAATGACCGCCCCGGTCTTCCCGTTTACAGACGTAACACCTCCGCTCTCGTTCGCCCAATAGGTGTCATAGTCGGTGTTTGTCCGTTTCTTCAGCACTTGCCCGGTGACACCGCCAGTAGGGACACCTTCGCCCGGTTCGCCCTGTTCGCCCTGTGCGCCGTTCATCACATCGAATGTCGTATCTCCATCCGCATCGGTGATGGTGACCCGGTTGCCCCCGGTAATAGGCTCAACAGATACGACAGGAGAAAAGCCCGGCTCACCAGGAAGACCTTGCGCCCCGGAAGGGATGGGGACAATACGCTCGGAGTTGTCTATCTCAACTCTGACCTCGTTGCGGTCTTGCAGAACGACACGGACAGGGGCATGAATGTAAGTCATTCGCCCCACACCTCCGTGATGATGTTCGGCTCAAGCCAGATGTCAAACGTAGGGCAGTAGCGAAAATCTCCGCTGTCGATTTTGACACCGACTTGGGCGGGAAGTTTCTTTGTTTCCCATGACCGGGTCTGCTCTTCAGTCAGAGGATACTGCCAGACACCGCTCTCGGAGTCATAGGTCAGCGTGCCGGGATACTCGCACAGAGCATCGTTGATTTGGATTCGCACCCCTATCACGTTATCCGGGGACGCAGGAACATCGCCGATAAAGATGGGGAAGGGGATAGCATACTGGTCACCCTGTTGCAGTCTTAAAACGCCCTTGCTCATGTTGTCCCTCCTTTATGTTGCCTGTTTTACTGTGCCGTCACGCACCACGAAGATGCTCAGAACGTGCTTTACGTTTCCGCTCTGGACAGCATAGACTTTGGTGTAAGTAGTCACCGAACCGCCCTCCACGATCCGCACGATGGTCATGGCTTCCCATTGGGCAAACACTGTCGTGTCTTCGGTGATGCTGACTGTGTCGGTGGACTTTATCTCCGTTCCACCTTCCGCAGCTGTGAACCATCCCTTGAACGCATAACCAGACCGCACAGGAGTGGGCAGTTCTCCGTAAGTCTCCCCGTAGGTGACCACTTGTGTCGGAACGTCAACAGTCCCCTGTCCGGGATCAAACGTAAGCGTGAACTGTGCGGCTCCGATGGAGACAGAGACAGTCCCGTAATTTGTTGCACGGCTATCGCCGTAAGGCTGAACGCTGGCATAGATGGAAATGCTATAGGTAATCGCCCCGTACTGGTTTTCATATGTGAGCGTCCTCGTTCCGCTTCCTACAAAGTCAGCCCAAGCATACTGACCGCCCCTCTTGCTGTAGACTTGTCCGTTTACTCCTGCTTCTCCGTAGTAGCCAGTCCCGGTCGTACTCCACGGGATGCGGACTGTAACAGTCCCCCCGTTTCTGGTAGCGGATGCGTTTGCTGTCAACGTAATGCTGTTACCGCTTTTAGAAGCACCAACGCTTGCCATTTAGCTCACCTCACTCGGTAACCAAGTAAATGCCGTCCTTGTCGGAACTGGTGGGGATAGCGTTCACGATGCGGATGGGGTAGGCAGACGCTCCGATGGAACGCATGACGGAGTTGTTTGCCACGTCAATGACCGCCAGCTCCAGCTGATAGGTGGTGGACGTGCCGTCATTAATGTCATCCTGCGTCAGAGCCGGGAAGTCGGTGGACGTGCTGTTGACACCGCTCAACGTGAAGGTGGGCTGGGTGACGCTGATGGTAAGAACAATCTGCGTGTACTGCGTCCCGGTCACCGCCACAGTGGTGGAACTCTCCACTTCGATGACACGCCCACAGGCGATGAGATAGCCGGGGGCGATGGTGGCAGAAGTTCCGTTGAACGTGACCGCACAGCCCCTCAGAGTGCCGTCTGGCATCGTCCGGGCAAACAATACGCCGTGGTCACGGGCAGAAACGCTGCACCCGTCAAAAGTTACGCCAGAAAGAGCCATTGTTTAACCTCCTGTTTTCCATTGATCGTCCGAAAAAACTTTCGGCTGGGCAAGATTCCACTGCCCGTTTAAAAACACATAGGGAGTCGCATTGTAGAAAGCCAGAGCCGTCCCGGAAACGTGTGCCGTGACAGTCACGTTGCTCCGAACGTGGAAGTTTCCGTAGCCTGTCGAATACCGCCACAAATAGACGTAGCAGGATGTTCCGCTCGGAATGTGTGCCGGGATTTCAAACTCTTGGTAGTTGGTGGCATAGTTTCGGAACTCCAAAGAAAACGTCCCTTGGTCAAGCAATCCGATGCCTGTCGATGGTTGCCAACCGATGTATCGTGAGTCATCCCGGAAAATGGCGGCTCCCCAACGGAAAAGGTAATTGGTAGGATTGCTCACCATGAACGTTGCCCCAATCGTGAGCTTGACCATCTCCCCGGTGAACTGGTATGCCGGGACGGGGATCAGAGAGCAGTTGAACTCTCCTACACCTTGACCGCAGATGTTTTCCATCGGAAGCCCACGTCCTGCCCACTCTGCCACAGTGAGAAAACCATCTCTTGGGTTTTGCGACACATAACGAAGCGTGTCATTTAAGGCGATCGTATGGGAGATGGTGTTTTGATTTTTAGTGACCGCTATTCTCATGAAACTACAAAGAAAATCTGCCCTTCCGTTCCAGACGCAGGAAGGGAAGTCCCATAGGAGTTAGAATCTATTACGATGCTCCCGTTGGCTGTGAGCGTTCCGTCAACGTCCAGACCTTCAATCGTTCCCCCGGAGGAGGAGACATATGACGTTTGCTTGCTCTCATAGGTAACAGACTTTGATGCCACCTTCGGCGTGGTAGCCTTGGAGAATTTTTCGGTCATCGTGGTGGGAAGGTCACCGCATTCGTAATACGTCCGGGCTGAAGAAGTAACACGCTTGAGGGTTATCGTCCCCACAACCACCTTGTCGTTGATGCGGAAGGTGCAGACATCTCTCAAGCCAAGGTCAAGGTCGGAGTAAAACGTGATTTTGTAGGCAGAAGCGTTGTCAGCCATTGCTTCCTTTGCCCCGTCCACCAGTTCTATGTCGGCATCCGTGATGGACACAACCGCCCAGCTGCCCTTGATGCGTGGCACGGGTGGGGTTTCGCTCACAGAGCCGTCAGAATGCCAGTAGAAGTCCGTGGAGCTAACGACAGTAATAAGACTGTCCTTGACTGTAATGCGTCTCACAGTGCATTTAGCAACGATCTCGGACGTGAGCGTGGCAGAGTCCAAGAAGTTCTTGCCGTCACCGAAAAAGATGTTGTGGCTCTGCGGAGTGACCTCGTTGATGGTTATCTCCAGAGAGTCATAGTCCGGGGTGAAGACGAACTCTATGCCCTCTTCCACCGCCAGAGCGAAGATGTCAGCGAAGGAAAAGACCTCGTTCTCACCAAAGCCCAAGTCAACGTTTACCTCCGTGTTGCTCACCACGGAGATGTAGGGAGCCGCATACTCTTCATCTGACTGGTCTACGAACTCCGTTTCGATCTCGTTGGCGATGAACGCACCCAGCTCCTCCGTCCCCGTCCCGGAGTAAATCAGATCCCTGTTGAACGCATAGAAGGGCTTCTTGACTGTCAGCGTGGTAGCACCGCCAGACGGAGCAGACTGCTCCAAGTAGTACACCATGCCGTCTATGATCGCCCAGTCACCGCCGAAGGAGTATTCCCCGGCAACAGTGATGCTCCCGGATACATCCGAAGCGGAGTACACCGGGAGCGTCCATGCGGAAGCGTCCAACACGGCAAGGCTTTCAAAGGTGTTGAAGTCCCTAACGAAGACCTTCATGTTACACGCTCCTGTAATAGTAATAGATCGAAGCTTCAGCCGTTCCCGTCATCTCTGCGTTGGACAAAATCCGAAGGTTGCACGGCTCTGCCAGAGGAAGATGGAAAAACGGGTCGGAAGCCGGGGAAATGTAATTGGAAGCGTCCTGCCCGTCAATCGTCACGAACGAATTGGAGTAAAGGGAAGAATAAACCAGCGAAGCCGAAGCACTCACATTGATTTTACAACGCCCATACTCCGTCCCGGTGGATGCTCCCGTCAGAACGATGGTCGGCTCGGTGACCGCTCCGTTGTATGTCATCTGGATCGCAGCCGGGATGTGACCAGCCGGGGACAGCTGAACACCATACGCCCCGTTGTAGGAAGACGCATAAACCAGAGAACTGTCATAGGTGAACGGGTATGTCATCGCCCCGGCTGTGTCCCCTTGGATGACCACGGACATGGACTGGGGCTTATACCAAGGTGTGAGACAAGTGAACGAAGCAGGAGTCTGCAACCACTGCCCGTTGATTAGCTCAGTCTTCTCGATGTAGTCCATCTTTACCCGGCGATAGAACTTGTCATTGCCATAGGGCTGATAAACGATGATTAGTTCTTCGGCGGTAACAAGCCAGCTCATGAACTGCCGATAGACCTCATAGGCAGACTTAACGAAGCCGAAGTCGCAGACAATGGACTGGGTCTGCCATTCGTCCGTATTCAGAGGAGCAAAGAAGCCCTGTTTGATGTCCGAATACTTATTGGCGTAGGAAACGCCCAACCCGGTGGGGTTCAGAAGCCAGATGAACTGCTCTCCGTTCAGATCGTACTGCGTACCGCTTCCGTCCCGGATGTAGAATTTTCTCATGCCAAAGCCCCCATCCGTGCGTTGAATCTCTCAAAGAGATAATCCACAGTTGCGTTGTCCATCTGCTGAGGATAAATATTTATGACCGAAGCATTGCCAGCGGTTGCTCCCGGAGCGTTCACGCTCATGCCAACGGCACTGGCTACGTTGTCCCATGCGTTGGTGGCAAGAGCGATGTTGTCATCAATGCCCTTGGCAAGACCTTCGACCAAGAACCGACCATAACCAGCCGTGACTTTGGACGGAGAAGAAATCCCAAAGAGCTTCTTCAAGTAGTCCAGAACGCTTCCGACCCATCCGCTGATTTTGTTTTTGATCCATTCAAACGAGCTTGAAATTCCAGCCCAAAGACCTTTGACGAAGTAGACACCCACTTCCCGGATTTCTGCGACCTTCTGGGATATGGGAGCGATAATATTGTTCTGTACGAACCCGGTCAGCTGCTCCCACAGCATGGAAGCACTCTCGGAGATGCCAGCCCACATATCGGCAATCGCTTGTTTGCCCTCTTCCAGCATCGGAGCAAGCCCGGTGGCGAAGCCGTTGAGGATAGCCCCAACCACAGCCGGGATGGAAGCCAGAAGGGTGGGGATGGACTGCACAAGCCCGTCCCCCAAGGCAATCATAATCTGCACCGCTCCTGCCACAAGCATGGGAGCGTTCTCCGTGATAGTGTCAATCAGTCCCGTCACCACTTGGGGGATAACGGGAGCGATCGCTGCGATAAGCTCCGAAGCGTGTTCCATAATGGTGGACAACGCACCGGGCAAGGCTTCAAGGATACTGTTGACAAGTCCCATCAAGCCGTTGGAAAAGTCCAGATTGCCGAAGGTGTTCATAAGCTCATCGGCAAGGCTTCCAAGGGCAGGAGCAAGGGCAAGACCCACTTGGTTTTTGAGCGTTGTCCCGGTGTTCTTCAGCCGTTGCATCGCATCATCAACAGCACCCAGCGATGTCAGAGCATCATTGTCAAGGACATAGCCCATGTTGTGTGCTTCTTCGGCAAAGCCGGCAATCCCTTCCGAACCGATGGAGATGAGGGAGTTAAGGTCTTGAGCGGACTTGCCGAAAAGAGCCATTGACGTGGCATCTCTCTCCGTGGCGTTGTCCATCTGCCCAAGGGAGTCAATGACCTCCATGAACACGTCTTGGTTGCTTCGGAGATTCCCTTCGGCATCGGTCACATCAACGCCCAGCTTGGCAAAGGCTTCGGCAGCGGCTCCCGTACCGCCCTGTGCGCTTGCCATGTTCTTGGTCAGTTTGGTGAGCGACCCGGTAACAGTCTCCAGACTTGTGTCGGTCAACTCAGCCATGTACTGAAATTCTTGTATCTGATCCGTGCTGAGTCCCGTGTTAGTGGACAGGGTCAGAACATTGTCGGCGAACTGAGCGGAGTCTGTCACACAAGAACCGATAGCCTGTGCCACTCCTTTGATGGCACTTCCCAAAGCCTTGACCCCGGCAACGATGGCTTTTGAAGCAAGGTTAGCCATAAGGGCGGCTCCGAAGATGCTCGACTTTCCAGCTCCTTCGTCCATCGCCTTGCCAGACTCTTCGACCCCGTTGGTGACATCGGAGAGATTGCTCTCCATCTTGTTCAACTCTGCCGTTGCGTTGTTGAGGGCTTCTTCCCATTTGAGCGTTTCTGTGCTGTCTTCGCCCGTGGCTTTGGCAGAACGCTCCACCATTTCGCTCAGAGCCTCTACACGCTTTCGCTGGTTCTCAATCTGAGCGGTCAAGACCTTCGTCTGGGCTTCCGCTTTCTGCTCTGCGGATGCGTTCTTGTCGAAAGACGAAGTGACCGCCCTCATCTCAGAGTCAAGAGTCTTGGCTTGCTGGATGATTTTATTTATTTCATCACGATATTGTTTTTCGCCGTCTATGCCGATTTTAGGCCCGATGGATACCGCCATAGAATCACCTCAACGACAGGGCTTCGTCAAAGGAAAGCTTTTTCGGCTTCTTCTTTGGGTTCGCCCCGTTATAAATCGCAAAGCAGGAAATCATGTCGGTCATTTCTCCATATCTTGTGACCAGGATTTCCTGCTTCGTCATGTTTAACATTCGCCCGTAGAACAGAAACCAAGCAAGGTTGGGTTCTATCCCACGTTTTCCTTTTTTTTTGACGGCTCGACTTCCACAGTCACAGCCGTGTCCGCACCGAACGCAGTCATGGCAGAGTTGAGGACTGCCATGTATTCGGTCTGCGGAAGGGCAAAAAGCATCTCCGTGGTCAGCGGAGGATGTTCCACCGCATTCCCGGAAAACTTCTGCATCTGATCGTAAGCGTTAGCCATCGCCACAACGATTGCGGCTCCTGCTTCCGCTGTCTCTGCAAAAACGCTCCCGGAGAGGACTTCCCCAAGTCTGGACAAGTCCCCTTCCGGGCAGAGTTTGGATATTTGTGCGGATGCCCCTACAGTGAGGGCGAATCCGTACTCATGTCCGAAGATTTTCATATTTGCCTCCTTGAATCCCTAAAACTTAGGGGGTGATGTTAAACATCGTTTTCAGCATTCCCTCCGCAAGGGCTTCGGTGGTCTGAGCTTCGCCCACCAGCTTCCAGTCGTGGGAAGCCGTATCGTCACGGGCAAGGTCAGCGACAAGCTCCTGCGTCTGCCACTCAATGTCCTCCTCCTGCGTGTTCGCACTCAGAGAAGGAGTCTGGAAACGAGCCTTGGTCAGCACCACGGGGGTGTAGGTGACCACGCCCTCGGACTGGTAACGGCAAATAAAACCGATGCCCACATAGGGGATGGACATAGCGTCCCCGTAGTGAATCCAGTCGTTGGTGTCAGCGTCCGGGAGTCCAAGAATCAGCTTCTCAGCCGTTTCCAGAAGCCCGTCCACAGTCAGCGTGACCTGACCGCCAGTCATGATGCCCCCGGCAGTCTCGGCGATCACGTTGTCCGCATAGAAATTGTTGTTGTCCCCCACAGTAGGCTCAAGCTCCACACTCACGCCACGGGCAAGCTTCTGCCCGGAGGAGTAGGTCACAGTGCCACCATTGGCACTATAAAGAGCCACATAGGGGAGAGAAAAGCCAGTCAAAACTTTTCCTGCCGCCATTTTTAACCCTCCATAATCTTTGAAGTCATCTGGTCGATTTTTGCCGACATAGCATTCGTGGCTTGTTCCTTTACTCCGTTGACCGCCTTGGTTATCACCCTCAGTTTGGGGTGCTTCCCGTCAGAAGTCCCGGACTCAAGCACAGCTGCTTTGAGTGCGTTGGGAACGCCGTTCCTGTCATACCCGGCAAAGTTGATTTTTGTGTTGACGAAGCCGTTGTCGTTTCGCATGGGGACAAGGGTCATGGACGCAAGAAGATCGCCAGTATCTTCATGCTGGGCAAGGGAAGAACGCACCGCATCCGCTACCACAGCGGCTCCCTCATACACTGCACCCTTCAAAAGACTTACGTCCTTGTCGTGCAGGATGGTTATTTTGCGGATGTATTCTTCCGTACCCTCAAATTTAAAAGTTGCCATACATTCCCCACGTCCATTCATAGTGGATAAATCCCGTGTCCTGTTCATAGGAAATGGTGTTCAAACTCCACGGGATGCCCAGCTCATGCAGGACGGCTTCAATCGTTCTCTTTGGTGTCAAGCTGTCATCACGGGTGAAATAGTCGATGTATCCGTTGATGGCTTTTTCGATATGCTCACCATTGGCAAGCAAATCGTTTGCACCCTCTTCGGCATACACGCCATAATCACCAGCCGGGGCTTTGCTCCATGCGTGGTGTGCAAACTTGTACCCAGTCCCGTCAAGGGCGGTCTTTAGATCGTTAAGCGTCATTGGTAGCCCTCCCGGCGGTGATCTCCAGACTCTGCCCGTTGGTGTAAGTGCGGATGACCCTCCACCGCTCTCCGTTGAACAAGAAGACCTTCTGCCCGTTGTAGTCGGAATAGTCCGTCAGAACGAACACAAGCTCCGGGTCAATGTCAGCACTTTTGGCTTCGTAGAACTCCCGGCGAGAAACGCTTCTGATTTCGGCAAAGACTGTGGTTGTCGTTTCGGTGGGAGCGTCAAACACTCCGTGCGCTTCCGGGGACTCGTTGACAAGGTCAATAGTTGTTGCCCTTATCACGTTGTCACCCCCGGAAGCCCGTACCCGGAGCAAGTAATCAACTGCCCCTTCTGGTTGTCGTAGGACTCTCTCAGCTTGTCGTAGTCAGTGGGCGTTCCGAAGCTCATGCGAACGTAGGTGATGATCGCTTGCATCAAGAGTGGGTCGGTGGTGGAGCTGTCGGCAGACACGCCCACAACGCCCAGATCGGCACACGCTGCGTTGATGAGCCGGGAGATTTCGTCATCATATGCAGTGTTGACAAGTCGCATTGCCAGCTTCGTGGCGTTCAGCAAAGTTGTATCTGCCATATTGCACTTCAGTCCTTTTTCGTTGATTTGGAAAAGGGTGGGCGTTTAAGCCCACCCTCATGTGCGTATTAGTCGATGTACGCAGCCGCCTTGACCTTGCGGAGAGTACCCTCGGCACGCAGATAGCTGCCGATGATGAAGCAGGCGTTCTTCGCATCACGCTGAGTCTCGACCATGGTGTCGTGAATGATGTTCAGCACGAACAGACCGGGGTCAACCACAGTGACCTTGGTGGCAGCGTTGTCCAGACGCACCTCGATGCCCAGAGCGGCACCCATGTTGAAGGGGCTGCCCTGCTGAATGGCACCGATGATCTCGTAATAGCTGGTGGCAGGAGCGTACACCACAGGACGGCGAGCCTGCGTAGCCAGAGCCAGAGCGGCTTTCACGTTCTCGAACAGGGTGGAGCCGGAAGCCGGGGTGACCTTCTGGGCGTTGCCAGCATCGGACAGGATACGAGCAAACACGTCCTTCGCCAGAGCATCGCCCAGAGCGTCAGCGACTTCCTTAACAAGGAAACGCTCCATAGCACCCTGAGACATCTTAGCCTCAGCATAGGACAGGGTGACGTAGGTGTGGTAGTCAGCGCCCACCAGAACCACATCAACGCCAGTCATGCTCTGCTCGGAGCTGGCGGCGCTGTCCATCTTCTTGGTGACGGCGGCAGGAGTCATCCGGGTGACCTTGATGGCGATGCCGGAGCGCAGGATGTCAACGTCACGCAGGATGGGGTGGTCGTTGTTGATCTGATCCCAAATCTGGTTGTCCAGAGCCACGGGAAGGGCAAGACCATCGCCATAGGCGGTGTTGTCAGCCAGAATGGCACGCTGTTCCGGGGTGGCACGTCCCACAAGGTTCGCCATAAAGGCATTGCGGTACTCGACAGAATCGGTGGTATACATTTCTTTTCTCTCCTCCATGATTTCGGTTTCGGTTTCGACCTTCTCGGTCACTTTGCCTTCGCCATTGGCAACGGCACTGCGGATTTCGTTCCGCTTGGTTTCAGCCATCTTCCGGGCTTCCAGCTCCTCGTTGATGGCACGGGCTTCGGCTTCCAGAGCGTCAAGGTCGGCTTCCGGGTTGTCGATTTCGGAAGCGATCGCAGTTCTGCGCTCCATCAGCTCTTCGGCAGACATTTCTTTGATGTCCATCACAGAACCTCCGTTAGAATTTTGATTCTCTGCTTCTGTCTTTCTATCTTCTCTCGCTCCAGTCGCTCCGCTTTCTCTGCTTCAATCACTCCGTTGAAGTAGTCACGAGTCGAGACAGAAAGCTCGGTTGTGGGGTTGGCAGGAAAAACCACAGGCGATACGTCATACACCTTGGCGATCCTGTCAATCACTCTTGTACGGGTTGCCTTGTCAAAGTGGTCTTCGGCAACAGTAAAAGCAAACGACATCTTGGGGTAGTTCCCGGCTTCAATGTCGGCGAACACCTCCCGTGCGGCTTGCGTCTTACTCAAATCAGCACGCTGACCGAATCCGTGGTCATCGTGCCACAGGGTGAGAGTCCCGGCAGACGATCTGGCGTATACTCTCCCGGTGTGGTCAATGCGGAAAACGACATCGGACACATCCGCATCGTCAAAGGCTGTCGGCTCGATGCGTTCATAATAGTCGATGTCATCAATGGTCAGAAGTTTATAAGGCTCATAGGTAGAAGCGTAGCCCTCGACCATGTAGGACTTTTCTTCGGCTTCCTCAACGGGAAGAATCCGAAGCTCCATGCTTCTGTACTCACGATCCTGTTTCATCTTCTTCAGTCCCTTCTTCGTTAACGTTGTAATACTCACCCCGTGCAGGAAGCTGAGAACCGAACGGCTCTGGCAGAGGGGCAAGATTCCATATCTCTCTGATCTCGTTCCGGGTCATCAAGCCCCGGTCAGCCATCTGAGCGGAGACAGCCAGCTTGTCAGCGTTGGACATATACTGCAAGCGGTTTGACGTTGCCATGACCAAGTTGCCCTCGGTCTGTTCCCGGAACGTGAACAGCATCTTGGTCAGCACTTCGGAGAACTGCAAAGCAAAAGGCTCGACAGCCCCTTCGTAGAACGCTGACCATGTTTCTGAGTCGAACTTGTTCTGCAAGATCGACTCATTCACTCCGAAGTATTCGCAGACGTTCGACTTGATGATCCGCATCTGCTCTGCGTCCACAACCCACGGCTTAACGTCCACTTGACGTATATCGTCATAAATATTGGGGAAAAGAAGAAGCCCACCGCCCTCAGCTTCGCTGGAGAAGTTGGCTTCAGTAAATCTTTTCCGTTCTTCGGCAAGGTCGGCGGTCTTGCTGAAATTTTTATGACGGGCATAGAAGCGGAAGCTGGCGGCACTCTTCACGCCCTCCTTGATGCCTTGGTCTTGAATGTGAATCAAGTCCATCGTGGGCAGGAGTGCGGAATTGTTCTCTCCGAAAAAGTCCGACTTGTACTGCATTCTTGTCATGATTCCGCAGTATTCCAGCTCCACAGCTGCGTGAACGCCACCGCTGAACTCATATCGCAGATATGGCACGCCGTTAAACTGGACGATCTCGCACTTTCTTGGGAGCGGTGTGTAAATCCCGGAAATCTGTCCGAAGTCATCCCACACAGGAACGATGAACACAGTGTTGTTGCAGTAGTAAATGGTCGAAGCCCTTGCCAAAAACTGTGACCACGTCTGGAACTGGTTGGGAGCGTGTTTCAGCTTGTTCTGGAGGGCTGGCTTTGCGCTCCCCCGTGTCTCCACGTTCAGCTTTGAAATGTGGGTCGCAATCGCATTGATCGCCGACCGCACAAGCTCCGCTTCGTACATACCTCCAGAATAGGAAGTAAAGTGGGGAACGTAGCCGTCCAGCATCTGAAACGTCCCTTGATAATCCCCCTTGGGCTGTGGTCTGCGACCAAACAGCCAATCGAAAAGACCCATTCTCTCACCTCAGTTATTTTTCAACTGTTCGCCTATCTCGTCATGCCATGCCTGTCTCATGCACAGAGCATCGAGCAGAGCTGCGGCTCCGTCTATGTGCGCTCCCGGTGACAGCTTCACGATCCTGCCACGCCCACGCTCAACGCTCATCTTGATCGCCGTGTTGAGCAAGTGCATCTTCAGAAGGTCATTGTCACCTATGTGGATTTTCCCGTCCTCAAAAAGCCCTTGGCACTCCAGAATGATGGGGTAAAGATTCTCTCCTTGGAAGACCGAATCTGTTATAAAGCCGAAGCTCTCAAGGTCTTTGACAAGATACTGTGCGGAGTATCTGTCGTAACCCACCCGGAGCGGAAGGCATTCGTACTCCTGCACCAGCTTCACGCACCAGTCATAGACATCGTGGTAATCAACGAAGTTGTCCCCGGAAAGCGTCAAGATTCCCCTTTGCACATAGATGTTGTATGGGACTCCGTCCCGTGCTATGGCTTCGTCTATCTTGGCAGAAGGGAGGAAGAACTGAGCGTTGACATACAATTCCCCGTTCTTCTCCACCACGACACAAGCACAAGTCAAGTCCGTAGTCTGAGACAAGTCCACGCCACAGACGGCATAAGCATTTGCCAGAGCATCCAGACCGATATGCTCCCCGGACGCTCTTTCGATGACGCTGGACGGAAGCCAAGCCATACTGGACGATTGTTTCAAGCAAGCGTATTTGCAAATAAATTCGCTCTTCTTACTGAGCGAACCTTCGGCAACCGCTATCTCTTCCAGAAGGTAATCGACCGACACGGAAACCCCAAGATTCGGATTTGCTTTCCGAAGCTCGTTGATGTCGTTCCACTTCTCTATGTCATCTATGGTGTACAAGAATGGCAGGAGCCGCCGTTCCTTGGAGTCACCCAACAGAAAGCGTGTGGATCGCTTGAAAAGCTCGTCATAAATTGAGTCATTGACGTACCCGGACGTTGTGACCGACAGGATAAAAGAGCCTGTGTCGGCTTTTGCACCCATGCCAGACCGCATCACTTCGTACTGCTTCAGCCCCTTGTCTCCTTCCCACGATGCGACCTCATCGCACACAGTTAAGTCCGGGGAGAAGCCGTCCGACCGCTTGTTGGTGAACGGGAGCTTTTTCACGGCTGAGTTGATGCCGGGGATATAAAGATCGCTCACCCGTTTCCGGGCAAGCATGGAATCATCGTTGACCTTCTTGTTGTGTTCGTCTTTCTCTGAGCAGATTTCTTTGAGTGCTTGCCACTCCGGGTCAAGCTGAACCATCTGCCAGATGTTGCCGTAAACGATCTCAGCCTGTTCCAGCTTTGGGGCAATGCAGAACACCTTCGCCCCGTATCCTCCGCACTCTCTCCAGACGTAGTTGCAGATTGCAGACGCAAGAGCCGACTTGCCGTTCTTTCTGGACACAACCAAGAATACTTCTCTCGCAAGCCTGTTGCCCTTTTCGTCCTCCAGACCGAAGACGGCAGACAGAAAAGCCTTTTGCCAAAGCTCCAGCTTCAGCGGTTGCGTGGCAAGCTTGCCCTCAGTGTGGAAACAATGCGTTTCTATCCAGTCAATGGCGTGGTTTGCTTCCTTCTGGTTAAAGAAAAAGGACTTGCTCTCAAGTCCTTGCATCAGATACTCATATAAAAGCCTTATCCACTTCCCGGCTGTGATAGACCCGTTTTTAATTTTTTGGTAATAGGAATAAATGCAATTTTCTTCCGTCATGTCGGTTTAAAACCACGCATCCGGGCGTATCTCTCGCTAAATCGAAAAGCGAGG